TGCGCCCGTCATCTTCATGTTTCGGGCCTGCCGCTGTATGGCGTCGGCCAGCGCCGCGCCCTCGCGCATGAATAAATCGCGCACGCTCTTGCCGTCCACGGCATTGATGTGCAGCGTCACATTGCCACCGCCACCGCCTCCGCCTTCGGCCATGCCACGGATAACGTCGGCCTGCGCGCTCGGCAAAACCATTTCCTTTTCGTGGATCTGCATGATCGGATTGATGCCTGCTGGCACGTCAAATCCGCTTTTTGCCGAGAGCCTTGAGGCAAAACCCATAGCGCCAGCGGATGCAGCCATAGCAGCAGCCGGAGCAAGCTCCGGGCCGATGATTGGGATTGCAGCCGTCGATGCAAATGCATTTGCTCCAGAAACGGCGGATGCGTCCGTGATCTGCGTGAGCGCGGTTATCTTGCCCAGCACGCGCTGCTGTATCTGCCGCATAAGCCACTCAGCAGCCATTTTTGCAAGGGTGCCCGTTACCGCATCTAAAACTGTGGTCATCAGCCCGCGAACCATCGCGCCAAGGGTCATAGTGCCCTTGCCGAACTGCGTCAAGATGCTCTGGAATCCGCTTTGCAACGTGCTGAACATAGAGGTGTAGTTTTTCGACGATTCGAGCACCTGCCGCGACCGAATGTCGCCCATCTTCTGCTGGTGCTGGCGCTCAAGCTCCTCGATCTGCTGCCCGATCTTGGCGTACTCCACCGGGTTCATGTCCGGGTCAAGCGATGCCGCGTCCTGCCGCTCCTTGAGCGCCGCGAGCTTTACCGCGTTGCGCTGCGCCTCAAAATCAGACTGCTGAGCCAATAGCTCGGCGTTGGTTTTAAGTCCTAGCTGCACATCGAGCTGAGCCTGGCGATCTGCCGCATCGATCTCGTACAGTGCCTGCGCCTGACGGCCTGCGCGCATCTCATCGTCAATCGCTTTGATCTGCTCTTTCTTCGCCCGCTCAATCTGGATAATGGCCTGCTGTGAAGCCTCGTACTCCTTTGAGTCTTTGCCGTACCGCTGCGCAACCTGCGCCGCGATCTCGTTTGCAATCCGCAGCCGCTCATCCTGGTTGTACTTAAACGCATCCAGCTCGGTTTTAAGCCGCATCAACTCAGTCTGGAATGCCTCCTTGCGGGAATCCAGCAGCAGGCCGATGTATTTTTTTTCGACGCCAATGCGCTCATCTTTTGACAGATCGTGACGCGCCAGGATGGCTGCCCAATAATCGGATTCGCGCTGCTTGCCAAACTCGTAAAACGTGCCGTTGTCAGCGTTGATTTTTTCGTGCGCGAGCTTTTGCCGGTCAAGCATCAGATCCCATTCGCCAACGCGCGATTTATTCTTGCTCGCCTCGTCCGTGCCCTCGGCTATGGTCTTGGTTCCGCCCGGCGCTTTGGCTGCTGGGGTGCTTTTGCCGCTCCATGCTGCGTTGATCTTGTCCCACGCCGCCATGCCGCGTTTCTCGGCCTCCTTGGCGGATTCGTCCAGTATGTCCCCGGCCTGCTCAATGCCGCGCTTCAGCGCTTCCTTGGCGCCGTCCATGTCCAAGTTTTGCAACCGCTGCCAAGCATCGGCCAGTGACAAAATGGCCACCGCTGCGCCCTGCACAAACGCCTTGATGGTGAGCCAGATGGTTTCCACGCCAGTTTTGAGCACGTAAAACGTAGTCACCAGCGAGTTAATGGCCGCGCGCATGATCGCCACACGCTGCGGGCCTGACTCAGCAAACTCCTCGCCAAGATCAGAAAGGATGGGAATGAGCGCGTCGCCAACGACTTTTTTGAGCGCCAGCGTCACGTCGCCAGCGTCATTCATCGCGGCCTTGTAGCGCTTCATCGCGTCCACATTCTCCTGGCTGATGGTCAACCCGAGCGCCTGCTGTTTTTTGCGCGCCTCCTCCAGCACCTCGTTGTTGAGCTTGAGCATCTGCATCGCATCACTTGCGCCGCGCCCAAATAGCTTTTGCGCGGCCAGGCTCCGATCCGTCCCCTCGCGGTAATCGTTCAGGGTCTTGATCGAGTCCATGATGATGTCATTCATGGGCCGCAGATTGCCGCTCGCATCGCGGGTCTGAACGCCCATGTCCTTCACGGCTTGCTCGTTGGTCTTGAGCTGCCGCGTCATCGCCTGCGATGCGCCTATGAATGTATCTGCGCTTGCGTACACGTCGCCAAGAGCGACATTGAGCGTTGCGGCCTCTTCAACCGTGATGCCCAAAGCCTTACTCAGGCGGGTGACTTCACCGGTGAATTGCTTGGTTTCTTCAATGGCGGATTTGAAAAACGCGCCACCGGCAAGCACAGCACTAAGCGCCGCAAAGCCGCCCGTCATCTTGCTCATGATGCCGTCAACACGGCCCATCGCAGACTGGATGCCGTTGGCCATGCCATTGGCCTGGTTAACGACGCCGGATGCGTGGCCTTGCATTTGCGTTGCCATGTTGGCAAACGCGCCGGACATGCGCCCGACTGTATTCTCGACGGACTGAGCCGCCTGGTTTGCCCCGTCCTTTAGTTGGCCGGTTTCCGCCCCGAATTTGACGTTAACTTGTTGGTCGCTCATCTCCGCACCTCTGGGAAAGCGGCCATGAGCGCCGCCAGATCATTATCTTCTGCCTTCTGCTGCGGCTGCTCCTTCGGGTAACCGAAGTACGCCGCGATCAGCACATGCTGGGGCGGGAATTTTTCGCAGTAGGTTTTGAATGCTTGCAAGCGGGGTATGTCGAATTGCTCCCGGACTGCCTCGATGCTCATGCCGGTGGTGATCGCCACATGCATGAACACCTCCGGCCACGTCATCTCCCCGCCAGCGCTTCCCCCAGCGTTGATTGCTCCTGCTCCTTGCGCTTAAGGCCGGACACATCCATGACCGCTTCCATCACGTCCTGCATGTTGCCCAGGTCAATCAGCTCCTCTGCGAGCCTCACGCGGGTCATATCAGGGTAGTTTCGCCGCAAGGCCATCAAGGCTGCATCCACAACGAGGGCGATGGATTCTTTGTCCATGCCCCCCGTGAACTTTACCAAGCGCTCTTGCAGCAATTCGACGGCGGCGAGATTAAGCGGAGGCACGGTGAGAACTGTGCCGTCCGCAAACTCCACCTGCACCCCCTTAACCTTTGGGATGGCGGTCATGAAAACTCCTTGTTATGGCCTATGGGAAAAATCAGCGCTCGGATACGGCGTAGCTCAGCACGTTGCCAGAGTCGTCCGCGAAGCCCTGGAAATCAAATTCAGGCATGGCGAAATCGTCCAACTTGGTGGCGATTGTCAGCTTTGTGCTGATGGCCTTGGGGAGCGTCCAAATCATGCTCTTGCCCTGGAACGGGGTAAACAGATCGACGCGGAACGAAGGCGCATAGCCCATGATGACGTTTTGCACGGTGGACTTTTGCGCCCCGGTGCTTGTGGCCGTGTACTGGTAATTGACGAACACGGTTTTACCGGCATCTGCGCTGGCAAAGGTGTAAACGCCAGCGGTTACGCTGTACTGCCCCGTTGCTGGCGCGGAGGCCACGCGGATCATAGGCAGGCCGCTGGAGTCGCGCACGCCAAGGTCAACCGACCATGTGCCAGAGCTAGGCACGGTGGGCGTGATGGTGTACGGGCCGGTGGCAGGAATAGCCGCCCCTGTGGTGTCGTACACATCGCTGACGATGCCCGCCGTCATGGTCTGGCCGAACAGCAGCGAGTTGAGCAACAGGCCGTTGATCTGGGCAAACTTGGCTTTTCCGCTGATCTTGCCCTTGCCGCGCCCGACGGCCACGGCGAATTGGTTTTGTCCGTGCAGCTCTTTGTTTTCAAAGCTCACGTCCAGCGACACGTCTTGCAGCGTGCCGAATTGCACAGGCGTGGGGTTGGCAATGGCATTGCCCGCCGCGTCCGTCGAAGGCGTGCCCCACAAAATACCAGAACCGAATACGAATTGACTCATGATTACCCCTTCCGAGTTATGAGGCGACTACCAACATGCGCACGGGCACGATTGCCACCGATTGCGCGCCCAGCGTGCCCTCGTCGGTGCCGATCTCGCCGTCTATCCAACAGTGCTCGACCAGCCCGCCAAGGGTCTGCTTAAATGATGGGCCGGGCAGCGGCTTGAGGGCCGCATCCAGCGCATCGAGAATCCGATTGATTGCCACGGACGGTATCTCGCCCGCGCTATCCCGGTGAGTGTAAAGCCAGATTTTTGCATCCAGCACGTATTTGGTCGGCAGGCCCGTCACCTGCTCCGCCCGCTGTGATACCACCGTCATATAGAGCGCTGGCTGCTGGCTCGCGCTCACGTCGTCCCAGTGCGCGAGGATGCGCGAAAACGTCTCGATGCCGTCGATGCCTTGCAGCAGATTGAACAGCGCCGTATAAATGACCTCGCGGTTCACTGCGCGCCCCTGGTGATGATGCGCCGCATCTCGCCGCCGACCTCAGCCAGCAGCGTGTCGCGTATCTCGGGCGTCATTTGCCGCAGGCTGGACTCAAGGAACGAGCGCTGTGGCATCTTTACCGCAGGGATATGCACGCGCTTGGCAAACACCATGCGCCCGCCGACGCCGAACGCCAGCGCCTTTGCGCGCCGTGCCTCGACGATGTGGGGAGGAAGCGTAAGCCCGAGTTCGTGCGTTTTGCCGTATGAGACGTTTGTGCCAATGGTCGCCTCGGTGCGGTTATCGCCCTTGGCAATCGTGTAATGGATAGACCGGCGCAGGCGCCCGGTGCGCACCTTGAGCACCTCGCCCGAGAGCTTGGTTTTGACCAATCCGGTCATCTTGAGCGCCAGCCGGAGCACCGCGCGCTCCACGGCAGAGTCAACGCCGAGCGCCGCATCGCGCAGCGCCTTGGGTACGGTATCGCCACCGGTGACGCGCGCGACGATCAATTCGGCACCACCTTGCGCCAGTTGTTGAGGATGGTGCGCACGCTGTCCTGCATGTCTTTTTGCGAGTAGCTGATGGTTTCGCCCGCAAGCCCTTTGCTGGCCAGGCCCACGCGGTCGCGCTCGCGGTAGCGCATGGACACAAGCTCTATGCAAGCTTGCGTTATTTCAGGCGGTATCGCATCTGGTGCAAATCCCGCCGTGTAGGTGATGCTGATATTGAGCCGCCCCCACGGGAATATATGCCCGCGCAGGCTGATGGTGGTTTCGTCCCACACATACCCGGCAGCATAGGCGCCCGTCGATTCGGTGATGGCCTGGTCGTTTAGCACCACGGCAGATACAGCCGTGACGGGGTAATTGCGGAATAGCAGCGTGTGCCCGCCCGTGCCGCTTACCCTGTCGGTGTAGGTAGATTGGCCGAACTCTCGATTCAGCCAGCTCTGTATGTAATGGCTCGCCGCCGTGATCAAGCGGCCCAGCAATGCATCATCGGCCACCGAGGCGATGCCCAGGTAGCCCTTCACTTGCTCGACGGTTGCCAGATCGACGACTGCCATGTGCTCTTACTCCTTGGGCGCTTCTTCCGCCGCCTTGGCCTTGCCCCGGGCTACCGGCACGGCAAAGCCATGGGATAGCGCATCAGGTACAGCCTCATCAGGTACATCGACGGTGCCAGCCTTGACCTCGTATGCAATGCCGCCATGCGAGAAGCTGCAAGCGCCATCGGGTGCTGTGAGTTTTATCATGTGTGCCCCATGTTATTGGCGGGAGCCGAAGCCCCCGCCGAGCCCTATCAGGCGTTTGCGATGTTGCAGATGACGCCCATGGAGAAGGGCGCATAGTGCTGCAAAACGCCATCGGCATACACGCCGTACTCATACTTGCGGGTCTTCAGAGGCCACTCAAGCTGGTAGTAATCCTGACGCATCAGCATTTGGGCGACGTTGGAAACGTTGCTCATTGGATACGGCAGGGCGCCGGTGTAGAAGAACACCGTACCGGCTGGCAAGTTCGGGTGCACACGCAGGGCAACCTGAGTGCCAGTTACCTTGTTCAGGTATTGGCCCACAACCACGCCAGCGCGGATCTCGCCCTGGTCATTGGCCCCGGTGGTCAAGCGCAACAGAGGAGCGCCGCCGTTTGCCACAATCTTCTTGGTGACGTTCACCAACTCTTGCGAGCTGACGTAAATCACGGAAGGGGACAGGCGGTAACGGTTGTAGAAGCTGACGAAAGCCTCCTCGAACTCCACGATGCCGCCAGCGCCGTCAGAGGTCAGGCCGGTGTTACCGGTGGCCATGACTTTCTTGTAGGCGTTGCTGCCAGGCTTGAATGCCTGATAGAGC